CTAACTGTAAAGTTACCATATTGAATTACACCATCAATTGAAATAACTAATGAGTCTGCACTAGCTGGAACAAAAGCAGTACTATTTTGTGTTAAATTGTATGGACCAGCTCCTGTTGAAGTAGATGGTGTTATTGCATCTAACTTTTGTGTGTTAAGTAAATTTTCTATTCCTCTTCCGATATATGCCATTATTCAACTATCTCCCAATTATTACTTGTTTCATTCCAAGAATAACTATTGTCATCATTAGGTCTATTAACTGGTGCTTCCCATTTGCAAGTAGTTTCATTTAATGTCCAACTAGCAAAAGGTTTAGGTGATATAAAAGCATCTCTATCTTCATCATAAGTATAACCTATTCCTGCATAATTTTTTCTTGTACCATCTGTAAAAGTTTGTTTCCAAATAGCCCAACCTGTTAAATGTTTTAAAAAGTTAATTCCATTAACTTCTTGTTCAACACCATTAGAATCTTTTAATTCATTATTATGAACAGATAATATTTCAATTACTTTATTATTTAATCCTATTTTTGCAAAACTAGCCATTATGTTGTATAACTCCCTGAACCTGTAAATGTTAAAATTGTTTTTCCTGAAACTCCTGTTGCTACTGTTGGACTTCCACTTGTCGTTCCTGAATAATCTCCATCAGGCATACTTAATATAACAACTCCTGAACCTCCAGCACCACCGACAGAATTACTACCACCAACACCACTAGAACCTCCACCTCCTCCTCCAGTATTAGCAGTTCCAGCAGTTCCAGTCGAGCCATATACACCAGCTCCGCCTCCTCCTGTACCACCTGTACCTTGAGTTCCTGAAGAATAAATTGAACCACCTCCACCTCCAGCATAAGTTACTGAAGAACCTGTTATAGAAGAAGCTGCACCATTACCACCATTACCAGCAGCAGAACCTACAGCACTACCACCTACAGCACCAGCACCTCCTCCACCAGCAGTTGGATAATTAGGAGAACCAGCAGTATAATTACCATTTCCACCATTATTACCTTGACTTGGAGAAGTGCTTGGAGTGTTACCTGAACCACCTGAACCATTACCTGTTCCTGCTATTCCAGCACCTCCGCCACCTGAACCTCCGTCTGAACCATTTATTTCTGATGAAGATAAGTTACCACCTCCACCTCCACCACCTGTTGATGTAATTGTTGTAATTCCTGTTCCTGATATAGATGAATCACTACCATTAACTCCTCTAGAAGGTGTTGAACCTGTACCACCAGCACCACCATTACCTACTGTTACTGTAATTGTGTTTGTACCAGCACCAAATCCACTTTGTGTTGAAGTTCTAAAACCACCAGCACCTCCTCCACCTCCATGGTCGCAACCTCCTCCTCCACCACCACCAGCTACTACTAAAAAATCTATTGAGTAAGTTTGTGGGGTTTCAAGAGTTACATCATCATCTGAGGAAGGAATCCAACCTTGTGTTGTATCAATATAAGTACAAGTTATTGTTTGACCATTTGTATTATATTCAGGATTAGGACTTGTGTTTCCTTGAAATTTTAAAGAATTTTGATTTATTGTTAATGAATTAGTTGCAAAATTTCTTGCATAATCCATTAATACTATTGTATCTCCAGCACTAGCTGAACCTGGGAATGTACAAGTTATTGCACCTCCTGTTGTATTTATTGGATAACCTTTACCAACTGCTGCTGTAAAGTTTGAAG